CAGCCCAAGCGTTATCTGTTACGATTCTAATGTGGCAGGAAACTGCACGGTTGACGCGTGTACGTTTACACACATGAAAGCACGAAGCAGGGGTATCATCTATGCCAATTCCAGAAGTGCAGCGGTGGTTGGTTTGCGCGTATACGGATGCACGTTCACGTTATGCGACGTAACCTACGATCATGCGGCACTTGTGTACGGGAACAGCGACACAAACGTAATCATGCGCGACTGTTATGCACACGAGAATAAAGGACATCTTATTCGCGGCATCTACGACGGTGAGTTCTATATCTACCAGTCCGAGTTCGCCTACAATACCGATAATGCGTATTTCATGCACGCTGGAACGAATGCTGGATATGACCCGTTAACGGTTGACGGCTGTTATATCCACCATAACGATGCTGGTAACGGAAACGGAATATTCGGCAATTGGGCTGGCTGGCACAGGATAACCATCTCGAACACGATCATGTCGAACAACACGCCACATAGCATTTGGCTTGATGATGCGCTAAATGGTGTTGGTGCGCTCGCGATTGAAAACTGTGTTATATCTGGAGATAATCTTATACAGACATCTTCAAGTGGAACGCATGTTGGAAGTTTAACAGTTACAAGATCAAGTATAAGTGAACTTCAATTAAGACCGTATACTGTCGGAAGCGTATTCATTTTCACGGAGTGCTATTTCACAAAGGTGATTGCAAGATATGAAACGACAAATCATGGGACAGTAACTTTTTACGACTGTACCGGAAAAATATGGTATTACACGGGTGCTGGAGCGAACCCTGCATACAACTGGACAGGATGGTTTGCCGGAGCACCCACAAATGTGTCTTTTGTATTTTCCGAGCCGCCCCCTTACGGGAAACACGTTTCGCATACAGGCGATACAATTGCCGAGGTTCCACCAGAAGTCGCACCTAACCCGAGATTCTATTCAGATACTTATGGAGAGGTAAACGAGCAGGATGTCGGTCCGTACCCGGAAGAGGACGAGGACACGACCGGCAGCCTGTGCGTAGTCATCGAAGAACCGGTTATGCTTGGCAGGTGGTCGCTACTGGACGAAGATGACTGGCACTACACGATTGAGGATGGCGACCTGTACGTTATGACCGGACTCGATCCCGGCCTGTACACGATAGAGTTCAAGGATGTCGCAGGCGGCTGGAACAAGCCAATGCGTATCCGCGCAATGGTGCGTCCTGGGCGAACCACGTTCATCTATCAGGATTACTTCATAAATAAGACTGGCGAGCCGCCCGAAACAGACGCAAAAACGTATATGCTTAACCAGAACGGGCTGTGCCAGCACTATCAGTCACCGATAGGGTTCATTGGAAACGAGTTCTGCGGTATTGATGACGATCTCGCAATCGAGATAGTCACACCAGTATTCGACATGGGCATACGCCAAACGTCCGAGAAGGCATCCTTCGTGGATGTGGCAGTGAACGACCCTGATACCATGTATGTACAAGCCTACGAGCGCAAAGACACGACACAGGCCTACACAGCGCGTACAGCGGTCGCGGTAGACACACGTGGTCGCGCACGGGTAAAGTCTACTGGTGTTGACCAGTACATGAAGATTACTGCGAACAGCGCAGATAACATTGACACATTGATAGTATTACCGATAGAACAGAAAGATTCAGGGAGATAACGATGGCAGAATTAACAGCGCAAGCGATGACGCGGGCAGGTCTTAAAGCGACCTACTCAACACCAACTGGTGCTGGAAACGATTATTTTTCCAACCACGGAAATCAATTCGTTCATATTAAGAATGACGGCGCAGTAAGTACAACCATGTCAATAACGGTTGCAGGGAAAGTTGACGGACTTCCTGTATCTGCACGTACCGTTGTCACCCCCGCTGGCGAGGAGAAGTTTGTCGGACCATTTCCAATAGAATCCTATAACGATTCTGGCGGCAATGTAATAATTGCTTTCTCAGCCGTTACCTCTGTTTCCGTAGCCGTCTTAACTCACGGAGCATTATAATGGGCAGCGAGATGAACTTTGTCATAGCGGAAGCGTTAGCGATGGGCAACTCCTATTCGGAGAAGCACTTCGGTTACGACCGGCTTGAGTATTCGAAGAACCTTCTTCCGACCGAGTATGGCATGGGCATTAACGATGTGCCATTACTTGTGACCGAGGATTGGCCGTTCCCAACTGTCAAAGAAGATTTGACACTTGCCGATACGGGCGTTACCTGCTACAAGCATAACAGCCGTACCACAGCGCATACCGTAACCGCTGGCACAGCCCCGTGGCATATTGCGAAACGTCATGCCGATTGGGTGGCAGTGAACGGGACCAGCATACTCTGGTACACGTCATGGTCGAAGTCACCTGGGGATAAAGTGCTTGGCGCAACATGGGCAAGCAAGTCTGTATGCTTCTTCAAGGATAGACTCGTATTCACTGGTGTTGCCGCAGCCGAGATTGAATCCGAGTATGTGGACGCATGGCGCGAAACGCTCCCGGTCGAACTGTACCCACACGATACCTATTCAACAAACTGGCTGATCTACGGACCCAGAGCGAGTGTGGACGATAAGGTTCAGCACTATATGTTCCTTGCGATGCTTGGCGTGTACGACTGGACACTACTTGGACAGGAACTTAACGGTGACGGATTAGTGAAGGAAAACATCCTGTCACTTATCGAACGTGGCGAGATTGGGTTTGTGCCGTTGACCGGCGAGACGCACACGCTGTTGCCGTTCAGGGACACACTGGTCTGCTATGGTGAACAGATACACATAGTATCCCAGGCAGATAACAGGCTCATACACAACGTAACCCGCGACATAGGCGTATGGACGGCTGGCGGTAATGAGAACTTCCACCTGTTCGTGGCTGATGATGGCAGGTTGCACTTGTTCAATAGTGACGGGATGCAGGATTTGGATAGCATCCATATCACAAGTGATGACCAGATCGTAGTGTTCGACGAGCGCAAAGGTAGGTTCTGGTTGTCTGATGGTGTTGATAGTTACTGCATCACCACGGACGGCAGGATCGGCGGTCCGTTCGAGTACGGGGTAGCATCCGTAACAGGACCGTTACATGCTACTCCAAACAAGATGTACGCCACCGAACCGCCAGAACTGTTTGAACTGGAACTGTGTACCAGACCGTTCGACACCGCTGACCGTGGTACGAAACACGTATCGGCATTGCAGATTGGCATGGCCGGTGAATATACGGGCGCACAGTCGCAGGTTGTCTGGAGCGATTCAGATAACATGACGTTCAACTGGTCCCCGTGGGTCCCCGTGAATAATCACGGTGTGAGTTTCCCCAGGGTGAGTTTCCATAGTGGTAAAGTAAAACTGAAAGCGACAAGTGATGACGAAAACTTCTATATCAAAAGGATTGAAGTCCGATACCAAGCCGAAGACAGGCGTTATCGTCGAGGGACTAAAGGGTTCTCCTCTGTTTCGCAAGGCGGCAACGCGCAAGATGCGCCATAACCGTCTGTTCAAACTGTGGTACATGGTCCGCCAGATGATAGTGGACACATCCGCATTGGACACGGAAGAGAAGCGCGAAGCGTACGCTGACCGGCTCATGGTATTCGCGAACTACGGGTTCATCACTATCTGGGAGATTGTCGCTGAGGACGGGACGCTACTGGGCGTGATCGGTACTATGCCAGAAACGAATATGTTCACAGCCGAGAAGTCGCTGACGATTATGTTCCTGATCTGTTATGCACGGGTAACGAACGATGTGTTAAAATCAGGGTTAGAGCAGATAGTCGCTGACGCGAAGAAGCAGAAATGTACGAGCCTGAACGGTGTAACCGAGAACAAACAGGTAGTCAGCATCATGGAAAAGGCCGGATTCAAAATGTCTGTTGTAGGCAGCAAGGGTTTGTAAATGAGCAAAGACGGCGGTAACGGCATAGCCGGTGCGAGCAGCATGGAGTATTCAGAGTTTCTCCAGAACGTCCACTCTGCATGGCTGACAGGCATAAATCCGTATGACGGGTTCTATGGTACTAATGCAGGATTGATAACAGAAGAGGACGCACGAGAACAGGGGATTATTGGGCGGTTACGAGCAAGAATATATGACCGAACGGACGGTACTTCATGGGATACAGAGTTTGGCGATGGACCGTCTGGAACAGACACCCCATACCCGAACGTAGCAAAGGCAGTCAAAGCGCGTATCGGAGAGCCGATGAACATTGTGAGTGTGCTTGGTGAAACGGCTGTAAACAAAAATCCGTATCTCGCACCAATAGGGACATCTCCTGAGACATACGAGATAAATCAAGGACTCTTCTTCGACCCGGACGCAGCACTCTCCGCACCAGCCGCAGGTTCGCTCTGGTCGAATGTGAACGAGCGGATGCCCCGCTATGATGCGGTTCTGAACAGCCTCAAAGAGTTTGCTGGCTGGACTAACCAGGGTGGCGGCGCAGCATGGGCAAATCCAATCGGCAGTACTGCACAGAGCATACTGATTAACTTCCTACAGTATTATCTGCGAGGTCGTGCATTAACCGGCACACAGGCCCCGTGGGTAGCCCCGCCGATATCAGGACTCGCTTTGCCCACTTATGCTGGATCAAATATTTATGATGCTGGTGCGGTTGACGATTTCCCGAACACCTCGCAGTTGACAACAACAAGTCAGGAAGCCAATTTGACTTCCTGTGATTTCCCCGTTTACACAGCACTGGACGGTGGCACAAACGTTACGACGGTCCCGACTGCATTGTCTGCTTATGATACGGATGACCTGGTTGAGGAGCACATGGCTGCGAAGGCAACCCGTTCTATCGAAGAGTCCGCAGCCGCAATAGCGCGGATTACCGCTGGACTTGAAGATATCCGTGCAGTCATGAACTCACAGTTTATTGGAGCGTTGGCTCAACTGGAATCAAACAGGCTTATGCGCCTTGATGACATGGAAGCCGAACTGAAAACGAGGGCAATGCAGATTCGCCTGCAACATGCAGGCACATACTCCGGTGAGCAGCGTTCATATCAGCAGGCGAAAGATCAGTTTGCACTTGCGAGTAACGACTGGAAACTGAACCGTGCCGCACAGTTTGCTCAGGCACAGCGAATGCTTGACGATGCCCTTGATCGTTGGGAGCAGGTAAAGGCTGACTGGCTGTTACAGCGCGGCGTACAGAAGAGTGCATTCAAGGTCAACCTTGCTACGGCTCAGGATGCGTTTGTGATGAACCTTGTCACACTGCACATTCAAGCGGAAGCAGCACATCTCGCGAACACGGTTCAGGCGAACAACGCTATGCTTGACATATTCCTGAAATTCGGCGAAGCGGAACGTGCCAGTTTCTTGCAGGCATACGACCTGATCCGGTTACGCATGGGATTGGAACTGGATACGACTATGCACAACGTTGAAGTTGTACGCCGTGCATTCACTTGGGAACTGGAAACGTTCCAGTATCCGATGAATTATATCGCGTCCATAGGCGGTTCAGCGTTACAGCAACGCGCACCGAATTGGGGCGAACGCATGCTGGCAACACTGTCCAGCGCAGCATCAGCAGGGATGAACGTAGGCGGAATGACCGGCAACCCGGTACTCGGTGGCGCAGCAGCACTACTGACACTTGGCGCAGGCGCACTAACAGGTAGAGGATAATACGATGGCTTGGAAACTGAAAGACATGGACAATAAGGAAGCCTACCAGATAGCGGCTTTACTGGCGCAACTCGGCAAGCGCGGCACACGCGAAGGTGACGCGAACGACCGGTTCCTCAGTTACCAGTTGGAGAACGCGCAAGTAGGCATCCAGCAGGAACTCATGAAAGAGGCGCAAAAGAAACAAGAGAAAGGTCTGGCCAGTGCGCTTGGCGGCGGTATCGGTAAGATTGCCGGAGGTGCAGCCGGATTCGCACTGGGCGGTCCAGTCGGTGCAGGCATAGGCGCAGGACTCGGTAGTGCCGGTGGACAGATTGCAGGTGGCGGAACTATCGGCGACCCGATGTCCGTTATAGGTGCGCTTGGCAGCGGGTATATGCAGGGTAAGGGTATGCAGACTCCACAGATGCCACAGATGCAGACGCAGGCTCCACAGATGATCGCAGCACCGACCATGTCCACGCAGGCGACACCACAGCCGACAATCACGAATCCGTTACCGCAGGTGACTGGTCCGGTCGGTAACAATACGGTACTCATGCCACAACAGCAGGCGCCCGTAATGCAGCCGATGGCTCCACAGCCACAGAACGCGATGAATCAGTTCATGGGGTTCATGGGAAACGCCGCACAGCAGATGGCTCCAGCACAGAATAATCTACTACCACGACCTACGGGCGGTTACAACTACTACCCGAACGGTCAGCCTTATGGATATGGAGGTTTCTAATGGACGTATATCTTGACGGTAAAGTACCGGTCCAGTTCCCGGACAATGCGACCGAGAACGACATAGCCGCATTCTTCCAGGGACAGAAGATGCGCGGTGGCGGTATCTGGGATAATGCGTTCCAGTTGGCAAACCAGTTGGGACAGATGACACAGCAACCAGCGCAGGCGCAACAGACCGTGGCCGGTCAGTTCCCCGTATTCGGTAACGCGGTCGGACTGTCTCAGGCGCAGTACCAGAACATGAACGAGACGTTCCAGGGTGTCGGCCAGCAGCAGATACAGCAGCAGCAGTTGGCACAGCAGAACCAGCAGTTCAACGCCGCTCAAGCGATGGAACAGCGAGCACAGACCCAGGCGCAGTTGCAGTCCGAGAAGGATCGCGCACAGCAGTTGAAACTGGAACAGCAGCGGTTCCAGAACGATCAGCAGATGGAGAAAATGCGCATTGACCGTCAGATGGCATTGGAAAAGGCAAAAGCAGACCGTGAACAGCAGGATAAGAAAGACGAATTGTCCCGTGGCACAGTCGCGAGCGGTGTAGGCGGTCAGCAGTTAGTCCGCCGTATCAACCCGGATACCGGCCAGTGGGAGGTTATCCCGTTGAACGAGCCTATCTTCGCACCCCGTGGTGGCGGTGGTGGGCGTGGCGGTGCAGGTGCAGGTGGCGCGAGTGGGATGGAATACAGCGGCGGCTACCGGTGGATTAAGGACGATACAGTTCCCGGCGGATGGCGAAAACTCGGTGACGCATCGGCAGGCGGTCAGCAGCCCGGATACCATGAGATATTCAAGGCAGAAGATGATGGTATGGGAAACACTACATGGCTGGATAGGTATGGCAACAGACTGGTTAGCGGTCAAGGGTGGACTGACATCGGCGCACCACAACAGGCCGCAGTATCCGCCGCGACCGACACGCCGCCAGCCGTGGCCGCACCAGCACCAGCAGGCGGTGGATTGAATCTTGGAACAGGCAAAGAGACTGGCGCGTCCGCAGCAGTGAAGGGTGCGCAGGCTGGTGCAGCACCACAGGCTGCGGCACAGGACTATTCTGGCAAGGTAGATACGTCAGGGATGACCGGACCGTCAATGGCAAGTCGTATAGGCGAATTACTTGGCGGTATAAAAACGGACACGAACCCAGGGCTTGAACCTGGGTATACGCCGAAATCAACCACACCAGCAATTCCGCCAAAACTTACACCGGAAGTGCAAGCCGTAGTTGATGCTGTTATGCAGCCCAAAAAACTGCAAGGCGATATGGTAACGAATATGGATTCTCTTGGTGTAATACCCGAAGGCACAACAACGCTCATTGAGGGAAAACTACATAAGATGGTGAATGGCGAATGGAGGCCAGTGAATGCCAAATAAAACCTACATGGGCATACCTATAAACGACACGCCACTCACAGCAAACGACATCATCAATCCTACTCCGACAGAGCCGCCAGTCGAGTATGTTGACCCTGCTACCGTTCCAGAAGATAATTGGGACGAGAAGATCAAAGAGCAGCGGGACAATATAGGCTTCACATCCGGCCTGTCACAGGTTGCCCCTGTCGAGGCGTTTCAGGCTGGTATGGTAGGTTCGCGTAAACGCGCCGTACTCGGCTATAACATCATGCTAGAAGAGGCCGGACTGCCTGTTGACTATACCGAGTATATGGAATTGGCGCGACGTGAACAGGAAGAACGTGCCGACCTGCCGGACCAGTCACAGATGGGATTTCTTGCCAGGGCGGTACAGGGCGTTGCAGGCGACATTATCCCCGGCATAACCGAGTCCGGTATACACGGCGGTATTCCGGGCGCAGGTGCAGGCGCAGTAGTTGGTGGTGGACTTGGTTCACTTGCTGGTGGCGTAGGTGCTGTTCCGGGCGCAATAGGCGGTTTAGGTACAGGTGCGTCAATTGGTATGGCTGTGAACTTTGGCGCACAGGGTATTGGCGAGATATACGAGAATCTCATGGCGAGTAATGTTGACCCGTCCGTTGCCGGGAAACTCGCAATCGCTGGTGGTGTCCCATACGCGGCACTTGAACGGTTCCAGTTGGGCATACTCGGCAAGCAGATCAAGAAACTCGCACCCGGCGCAGTACAGCAGGCGATGAAGAAGGTAGCCCCGTCCGTTGCAGCCAAGATAGCGAACGGACTGAAAGAGTATGGTGTAATTGTCGCCACCGAAACGGTTACAGAAGGTTTACAGCAGGGCGTATCCGAAGGCGCAGTCGCAACCGGTATGGGCATCACAGGCAGGCAAGGCGAAGCAGCCGAGTATGCGCGTGGTATCCCCGGCGCGATGTATGAGGAAATGAAGGGCGTAGCACCGAGTATGGCTCTGTTGCCTATTCCGGGCAGTATCGCAACCACAGCGAAGAACATCATGTCCCGCCAGCAGCAAGCGGACGTACCGCTCACCCCGGACGGCGCACCCGTGGACGTACTACCGAAACCCGAAGGCGCACCCGACGTACCCGCGCCACCAGACGACGATAACGTCACATCCGGTATCAACGACATCGAGGCCGAGGTACTGTTCGGCGAACCCGCGCCGGTAGTGCAGGAAGTGCCGGTAGTGGAACCCGTAGTCGCTGAGGAACCCCCCGTAGCGGATACTTCGGAAGTGCCAGAGGTCGTTTACGATTACGATGGACGTGTTGTGAGTGACTGGATACCAGAGTCTGCATCAGAAGATGAACATCGAGAATACAGAAATAAATATGGGGTTTATAGTTTCGACGATCTTGCCACAGAAGTACAGGAAAAAATAAAAAGCGAATTACGCGAAGATGGCGAAGAACAAGACTATAGTTATAGCAAGAATGGCGGTCCACCTCCGGGCGTTATAATGAAACGCGGAGATTACGTATTTTATAAAGATTTACCAGATAACCAACCGTCCGTATCCGAGGTATCCCCCGGCATCACCGAAACGCTTGACCGTGCCAGTACATTACTGGACCGCGCACAGCAGCCGCCACAGGGCGTAGATGTCACGACCGACGATATACTGGCAGGAAAGACTGTGGAGGACGTACAGGGGAACGTGGAGAGCGTATTAAGCGAGAGAATATCGTCTAATCGTAACAATATCGCAGGATGGAGAAGCGATCCGTCAAATTCAAAAAGCAAACTGCTAACTTATGGGGAAGTCGCAAAAGAAATTGCAGCAAGTAATAGAGATGTTGAAATTAGGAAGGAAAGCATTCTTGTAGACGAGAATAGACCTCTTGGCGATACAAAAGACGTATACGTTGCCTACCTACAAGACAAAAATGGATGGAAGCGTTTAAGGGAATTTCCTAAAGAAGTATTTGATGAGGTACAGCGTCTTTCGCAGCCAGCGCAGCCGGAGTCCACCAATGTCACGAACGTACCGCCGGAACCCGTTGCAGAAACAGTATCAACGGAAGCACAGGGAGAAGCACCAGCGACAGCCGGGTTGCCAGTGCGATTGGTGTCAGAGCCGATGGAGTCCGCAACGCAAGCGGAAACTACTGGACAGGGCGATGCTGCGGGAACAGTAACACCTGAACCGTCCCCCGCCCCTGAGCCGTGGCAGATGACGCGGGAGGAATATGTGGACGGGCACGTTCGTTCGCCAGCCATGCACAAGTACGGTGTGGAACAGGCATTATCTCAGAATAAGCTAGTCCCGGACGCGGTACTCGCCGACTACCCCGACCTGCGCGACCGCGTGAAACTGCCGACCGTCGAGCCGGTGGCGGTGGAACCGACAGTGACGAAACCGAAGCGCGGGAAGAAGCAGCCTGCACCCGCACCTGTATCCACCGCACCCACGCGCAAGCCGTCGAACGTGTTCGATAAGCAGCAGGAAACAGCGAACAAGGAATACGTACTCGGCGAACTGGATAAGGCGATTGCTGATGCGCCGGATAGTGCGAAGCAGGAGCCAGTATTTATCCGTGAAATGACCGAAGAAGAAAAGACGACTCCGTATATAATTCGAGAAAGCGTTGATAAACTTGGTAAGGAATATGACGGGCAGGTATTATACAACCAGACTGAAAATAAAATTTACCACTACCCGCCCGACCTCACCGTCACAATCGAATCACCCGGTGGCGGCAAGATCAAACTCGTAAACTCCAAGAGTAACCTATCCGACTACAAACGTCGTGTCGAGAAGGAGTTTGTCACACAGGTATCCAGACCGACCGCAAAGAAATCGAAACTGGACCAGAAACCGAAAAAACCGTCCATCCCGAAACTCGGTACGATGTCGAAAGAGTCTGCGGCGAGTGTGGCGAAGCGGATTATAGGCCGTGCCGATAAGCACAGAGAAGAATATCAGGAAACGTATAATCAGGACGGGACACTGGCTGCAATTAACGGTCCTGTCGCTGCATACATGAAAGGCATGGCAACCGGCAAGGAAGCGAAGAAACCTGAACTAAAACAATATCTCAAACAGAAACCAGAACCAGTTTCAACGGTCAAGACGGAAGAACTGTACCAGACTGTCAATCAGGCGAGTAAACTTGCTGGTCGTGACACGCCAACAGAACTGTACCAGAACCCTGACGGCACTGTCGGTGTCCGTTCCGTAACCAAGCAGTACGATGAACCAGCCGAGTACACCTATAACGTGCAGGCCGGTTCTGAGAATTTGGGCATCTACAATGCAGGTAATCTACTTGACATCATAGAGTCTGCCCGTGAACTTGGTGCTGATACGGTTGCTCTTGGCAAGATACCGTTCAACGACAACGAGGGTAAGCCGCGTACACGATTGTTCTTTGATGGAAAAGGATTCCGTATTGTAACGCAATCGTGGGCACAGCAGGAACTCAAAGCGGACTTCCCAGCGTACAAAAAATCCATCACGCCAGCCGAAGCCTACGCCATCCGCACCGCCACCGCCAAACGCCTATCCAGCGAACCGGCCACAGCCGAGGACATCCAATCGTTCATGGACACGGCTGGCATGGGCTATACGACCGAGTACCTGCTTGACACGCCACCACCCGGACTGCCCGACGCCAGTACAGGCAGGCGCATGTACGCTTATGCCGGTATCCCGTTACAGGACGGGGACGTGATCCAAGCCAAGATTAACCGGGACACGAAAACGGTCACGTTCTGGCAGGGCACAACCATGCAGGATGTAGCACACGAGATACTGCACGTCAACATCACATCCGCTACACCCGCCGAACAGGACGCACTGGCAGCACGGTATGGTACGGATTGGGAGCGGAAAGAGGAACTGATCGCCCGTGACGCAGCCGACTACTACCTCGTGATGCGCGAACAGGGCGTACTCCGTCGTTACTACGAGCGTATCCGGGACGCACTCCGCGACCTGATGCGGGCTATGGGGATGACCAGGCATCCTGTATCAGTGGAGCAGTTCTTCCGTAGTGTCTACACAGGCCGACGCGCACGGCGGATGCGGTATGTTGGTGGAGAACGGTTCCACGCAGCCGGGCAGATGCAATCCGGCAGTGACATAGACTCCGAGTACAACGCATATCTGGACAACCTTGACACCACCAACGCCGCCGCAGTCATCCAGCGTACCGCCGCACAGAAGGGCTACGAGTTCGCCGCGAACCTGGGTGTGGTGCGCACGGGTACGACGGGCGGTTTCACCAAACTGAATACGTGGGGTGGCGCAATCTATCTGTCCAGTACGAAACAGCCGGAGAACGGTGGCTACTACGTTGACTTGGGCGCGAACCCGCTCACGGTTGATGGTGACATAAACGACCAGACCGTCGCGACCGCGCAGAAGCAGGGCTACACGTCGGTCACGTTCAGTGACGGGAAGTATGCCGTATTCGATTCGGCACAGATCAAGTCAGCCGACACAGTCACACGCGACGAACTCGGACGGATCATCCCGCCGTCGGAACGGTTCAATGTGGCGAGTGCGGATGTGCGGTACGCCGTGAAACCGCAGTCTGTCAAAGCGCCCGAACCGGTCGAATCCAGAATGAAAGCCAGAAACGACCTTGACCGGGACACTATCGCGAAACGGATCGAGAAAGCGGGCGGCGTCGTTAAATGGATGTACCGTGGCCTGACCGATACGGACTGGTATATCAACGAGTCTGGTGAGGCCGGTAAACTAATGTTCCGACTGTTCGACAGCCGGATGAACGAGGCGAAAACGCGCACTGCCGAGACGGTCGTTAGCCTGATCCGGAACCTAAACACGGACCAGTATAATCTGGCAAGCAGGTATCTATCCCATGCGGACGCACTAGAATCGGTTACACGCGCCGAGCAGTATACCGACCCAGTCGAGTTCAACGCGAACATGGAACGGTTCGTGTTCGGCTGGGAAGAGACTGTCGCGCCGATGCCGGTTAATGCCACATACGAGCAGTTCCGTAAATGGCGTACATCCGTGATTGACCAGATGAAAATCTATATGGGTCAGTTGGAAGCGGAGATAGCCGAGCAGCCAGCGGTACAGGAGATGCTGGAGAAACGCCGCGCACTGGTCACAGACACGCAACGCCGGATCGTTGACCGGAAACTGCTACCACAGAATATGCTGAACAAGCGCACGGAATACTTCCATCGCGAGATTCACATGGCCGGTACGATCATGGAGAAGCACTTGGGCGGTGTAAGCCAATACGCAAAGCAGGTCCGCAGTTTCATGAAGAAACGCGGTACAGGCGTGAACGCGCTATCTGCCGAGTTCGACCCGTCCAGTGATTATCTGCTGTCCGAGATGGCATGGTTGACCGATGCGAACATGGAAATAGCGAAGGTGGACTGGTGGAACGATATGGAGAAGGCGTTTGGCTATCCTATAAAACTCCTGAAATCCGTCTGTCGCGAGATGAACTACACCGCGTATGTGGGTGGACCGGAGAACCGTGCCCGGCTGAAAGCGATACAGTCCCGTTTGAACGAGATATACGCTTCCGGTAAACTCACTCCGGAATCGGCACAGATTATCGCCGCACTCCATGAGGAAGCCGCAGCGATTGACGGCACATGGCGGTCCCGCAAGTACATGGGCTACATGCTTAACAAGATCAAACAGGAGTACACGTTCGAGTACGACCCGTTCTCCGATACTGACAGTGACGTGAATATGTTCAACGAACTGGCCGACATTCTGGACGACCCGGCTGCACCCGGACTGATGAAATGGTATGTGGCCGAGATATTCAAGACTATGGCGGACGTGCGCGGCAAGATCAAGACCACGCTCCAGAACGACCCGACCAAGAAATACCTGACCTGGCAGGATAATCTGCCGGACGGTTACGACCTGGTCCAGCCGGACGAGGGGCATGTGATGTACCCGGTCATGAGCGTATCCGCAAAGGCGTTGGAACATTTCGCGAAAGCGGCACAGACAGTAGCGCACCATGCGGGTGCAACCGGGATACCGATTGAAGATTTGGTCCTGTCCATACCGAAGGGGAACACGATCTATGTGCCCGGTGGACCAAAACCGCAATTGGTCGTTCCGATGGACATAGCGGACAAGATCAATCACGGGATGAAGGTGAAGGAAAAGAACTGGGTAGCCCGTGCGTTCGGCGATGTCACCAGCAAATTCCAGCGGTGGGTACTCTTCAACTGGGCAACCTACCCAATATACGCATTGAAAAACAGCATATCCGATGCAGAGAACTTCGTGAACGGGCTTGCGTTGAATCCCAAGCAGGCAATGGAGTTCTCCGGTGATATGATTCGTGCTACGAAAGAGTTACGCCAGTACGTGTACAAAAAAGACTTCGAGAACATCTCTCCCGAACTGAGGGCGTTCCGTAGCAGTGGCGGTCTGGGAAGTAACGAGATGAATAGCGAACTACTGAGCCAGTTCGACCCGACCGATACGACCGCGATCAATAAGGCGACAAACGTTCTGGATTACATATTTGGCTACAAAGTAACCCAACAGGCGAATGCGTTCCGTGAAAACCTACTCCGGTATGCGTGGTATCTGAATGCTAAACGCAATCTGGAGACGACCGGGACCATGCCACACTGGGGTGGCAGCAAATCAGCGGACATCATGCAGGTCATGGACAAACTCGGTACACACGAGGCCGCAGCGTTATGGGCGAACAACCAGATGTTGAACTACGGCAACCTGACGTTGTTCGGGCAATGGTTGCGCGACAGCAAGATGGGCATATTCTATTCGTTCACCGAACTGTCCATACGCAGTGTCGCCCAGAATGTCCGTAGTAATTTCGAGTACGGGAACCACCTGCGCAATAATATCGCCACCACGGTCAGGGAGAACCCGTTCCTGAACGTGCCCGTGGTACGCCAGTTAGGATTGAGCGCATCCTACGCCGCACAGGCAGCGGCAACATCGGCCATGATTGCTAAGATGGGTGCGGTCTGGGGCGCAGTCGCGCTGTGGAACGCCGTATTCTTCGGTGATGACGATGATGAACTCCCAGACGAGTATAAGTATATGCCACACCTGTGTGTTGGCAGGAACGCGGACGGGTCGGTGCGTGTACTGACGAATATATCCATGCTGGGCAGTGTGATGGAGTTCCTGGGTGTCTACGAAGCGGCGAAGATGCTGACCGATACCGGACTTGAGAAAACGGACTTGGGCAAGATGGCGAAGAACATGGTCATGGGCGGGTCCGTACAGCGCATGGTCGGCCATGTGAACCCGTACTTCAAGACGGGTATGGAACTGATCACCGGCCAGTCGTACTTCCCGGACATCACCCATCCACGCCCGAAAGACCGGTTCGACCTACTGACCGGCATGTTCGGCATGGAAGATGTTGGGCTTGGTCTGAAGGGTGAGATACTCGCAGATGGCACACGCGCACGGACACATCCGTATCAACGTGCCATGCGCGTCAAGCAGGTTGACCCGCTGGACGAAAAGCGGTACGAGATATATGCCCTCTACGATGCCTACCGTGCCAGTGTTGGCAAGCCGGACGAGAGCAATAACTTCCGTGGTGCGGACCGGTTCCTGAAGAATCTGCGCCATGCCGCGAAACAGAACGACCCCGTAGCGTTCCGCGAGAACGTGCATTCGTTATGGATTAACCGTGGTATGAACCAGGGCAAGGTAACGCGGTCAATCAACGACAGTCTGCGCTACTTGGACCCGATGGAACGTGTTGATAAGGAAGATCGCAAGCCGTTCATGGAATTTCTTACCCCACGCCAGCGTGAAGCGTATCAGGAAACCGTCGTGTACGGGAAAGAACTACGCCGCAAGATACTGCAAATGTATCAAACGTATGGGGTTATGGGTCCCAAAAAATAATACTTGACAAACGGAACATCTTGTGGTATAGTTGTGTCGTGATTGCGGACAATTGAGGACATTACAAAGGAGACCCGAATGAAAGAACTGTTGAATTATGCCGAGATTGCGGAGGTACTTGGAGTATCTGAACGCACTGTTCGGCGCATGGTAGCGGCGAAGAAGATACCTGTGATACGTATGTCGCAGCGGACGCTTCGCTTTGAAAAAGGAAGGGTGCTTGAAGCACTCAACAAACGGAAAGGCAAGTGATGAGTAAGCAAGAAGCAATCGAAAGAATAACACTCAACAACGTGGTGTATGTACGGGAGGACTCAATCCAACAGCCACAGGAAATCGAAGGTAGTTATGTTATTGTGCGCTGCCACAATGCAGGTGTACACGCTGGTTATCTCAAGAGCAGGGAGAAAGGCATTGTCACGCTTGTGAACAGTCGCCGTCTCTGGAGGTGGTGGTCGAAATTCTCTCTTTCAGGACTTGCGATGACCGGAGTTTTGGAAGGCAAAGAAAGCGAATGCCGCTTCGCTTGTGTGCTGCCTCTGATTGACCTGACGGAATCTGATGTGTGCGAAATCGTCTATTGCACGGAACATGCAATGCAGTCCATTCAAGCGATAAAGGAACACTCAAATGCCCGATGATGTTTTTGTGTGTTACGGTGACGGTTCCGGTGACGGTTACGGTTCCGGTGACGGTTCCGGTTACGGTGACGGTTCCGGTTACGGTTCCGGTTCCGGTTCCGGTTACGGTGACGGTGACGGTTCCGGTTCCGGTTCCGGTTCCGGTTACGGTGACGGTGACGGTTCCGGTTACGGTGACGGTTACGGTTACGGTTACGGTGACGGTGACGGTTCCGGTTACGGTTCCGGTTCCGGTTCCGGTTACGGTTCCGGTGACGGTTCCGGTTACGGTTCCGGTGAGTAAATAACAACAACAAACAGAAAGAAAAAAATGTTGAAGAAGCAAAAAACGAACATTGAAGAGAAAGTAACGAAATGCAAGCGGAACCTGCACATGCCGCTGACGCAGGCCGAGTTCAACGAGCGGTCAATAGACCTTGCGAAGGCGTTGTCCATGAAGGTGTCACTGGAACATAAGATGGCATCTGTCCGTTCCAGCATCAAATCCGAGATGGACGTGCAGGACGGGATCGTCGCAAAACTACGTCAGGTCGTAGCCGAGAATGCGGAGTGGCGCGATGTCGAATGCGAGAAGCACCTTGACTACGAAAATCGCAAGGTCTACTTCGTGAACATTGAGACAGGCGAACGGTTCGATGAACGCACCATGCGTCTGGACGAGATGCAGGTGGAACTGCCACTCGACCAGGAAGCACCACCGCCAGACGATGAACCGTACACCGACGAAGAAACGCCGGAAGAAACGCACGAAGATGATGGAGACTGCCCGATATGACCGACGAAGAGCAGCGACGGTTTAATCATCTGCAAAACGAGGTTGTCAGGCTGCATAAGGAGAATGTCGCGCTGATAACCAAGTTTCAGGCCGATTGCCTGTCCTGTACCAATCTTGGCGGCGAACCGTGCATGGTATGTTCGGTAAACATGAAATCGCATTACAGACCAGTAGGAGAATACGATGCCGATTAAAGGACTCTCAGAAAGGATACGTTTGAGCCGAGGCGGTAAAATCCGCTTGGGCGAGAAGCGTAAGATGGAGAAGAATGGGAAAACAATCGAATACCCTGCGAAACTTGATTACTTCCTGTTCGACCCGGAAGATGAATCATTGCTCCCGAAGATTCACAGCCAGTTCGGTGACAAGCCGGACAAACTGTTGATCTGCTTCCCGTCCGAGGACGAGGAAGTGGTATTTCCGCAGTATTACAAGTGCTACGGAGCAAGCGGGCTGCTCTGTAAAGGTGACGGCAATACCGCGAACCGTACCGCCGAGGGTGGTGCGCTGGTCGAGTGTGAGTGCCCGTCCCCGGAGCATTGCGAGTTTGCCGCGTCACGCGGTAAGGGCGGTAAGTCGGGTTGCAAACAGTTGGCGAGTTTGCAGTTCTACATCAAGGACTTCAACCAACTGTTCGTCTGGCAGATTGACACGAGTTCGTTTCACAGTATCGTGAACGTGAACACCGCATTGAAAACGCTTCGTGCCATAGCAGGCAGGATCTCTTTCATCCCGGTCACGCTGATACTGAAATCGCAACAGATTCAGCCGGACGGGAAGAAGCAGGTCGCATACGTGCTGGACGTGATCATCCCGTGCGGACTGAACGACATCAAAGCGTTACGCCCGTTGATCTCCGGTCCACAGGCCGAACTGCCACCGCTACTGGAGCATGACGCACCGGACGATCTGTACCCGGCCAGCCAGATTACCGTTGACGAGGACGGTGTAGTACATGAAGGTAAGACTGAAATTCTGCGTAAAATCGCATCTGAAGCAGGAGTACCCGTGTTCGACGCATCAAGCAGAACGCCTGTGCTGCCCGCCACGGCAATTTCGGAGCCTGACCCTGTAGATGACACGGCTAATATACCGTTCGACGACGACGCGCCAGCGCAGCACGATTATTCGCAGGTTCCGAAGCAGGATAAGCGGGCAGAACAGCCAGCGAAGCCAGTTACGCCGCTGAAAACGGTTGCGCCGTTAAAGCAGCCGGAACCGCCACGTGACTTGGCGAACCACCCGGACGTGGTTGCGTTACAGGATAAGTTGTCGCCGACCGCATTCAGGGTGATGACGCAACAGGCAGTGAAGGAGAAGTGGACGTTGGAACAGTTGTTGACCGCGATGCGTGGGCGGATTAAGCAGGTTGAGGAGTCGGTGTTATGAGCGCACACGTATCGAACAACAGCGGCAAGGAAGAGTGGTACACGCCGCCTATTATCATCGAAATGGTCCATAAAATGTTCGGAGACGTTCCTGACTTGGACCCTGCATCATGCGAGAAGGCAAACGAGATAGTGAAAGCCAAGCAGTTCTACACGAAAGAACAGAACGGGCTTTTGCTACCGTGGCATGGAAATGTGTTCCTTAACCCGCCATACTCGGCTGGTATGATGCGCAAGTTTATCGCGAACGCGACATGGTCTTACAACCGAAGCGAGATCAAGTCCGCGATAATCCTGACCAATAACGCAACCGAAACGGTGTGGGGACAACAGTTGTTGAGACGTTCCAGCGCCGTATGCTTCCCACAATCGCGAATTAAGTTTCTGGACGAAAACCTACAACCAGCCAATACGCCGCTACAGGGACAGATGATTTGTTATCTTGGTGCTGACAGCATGAAGTTTAACAAAATATTTAAGGACCTTGGCTGCGTAATGATTGAAGGATACTACAGATGAAAAATTCCTATTCCCGCATGAAGATGTACCGGAACTGCCCGGCACAACTGAAGTTCCGGATCAACCACACACCAGAGAGTAGCCTGCCAACCATCATGGTCAAGGGCAAATACGCGCACCGGTTCTACGAGGAGTATGTGAACGGGTTGTTGCGCACCAATTCAACGCAGGACTTGAATGCCGCACGGGAACTGTACAATACCGTGTATGCGCTGCAATCAGCCGAATCACGTGATGCTGGAGAGCCTATCCTGTCTATGGAAGAGTGGCGTGAGACTTACAACGCGCTATGCCTGCCCTGGGCGGAACGTACCGCGATCCAACGTGGCATGGTTACTGGTGTTGAAGAGCGTATCTGTATCAACGCGACCGGCCAGACTGTACCGTGGGACGATGACGATGTCTGGTTCCGTGCCGTACTGGACCGTGTCGAATCTGACGATGCCGCGCATGTCGTGGTAACAGATTACAAGACCGGGTTCGCCCGGACCAGCGACGAGATGCAGGCGCGAGTGTATGCGTGGCTGTTGCTCTGGCTGACCGGGTGCGACAGTGTAACCGTAATCTTTGAGCATACCGCGACCGACTGGCGTGAAACGTATTCGTATGAGAAAGTGATGTTTAATGAGATGCGCGACGAGATACTCGCTATCTGCCAGATCATCGAGGACGATACCGAGTTTGCACCAACGCCGGGTGTCGCCTGTGCTGAATGCGCGTACCGGTACTGCTGCGACGCGAAGGTGAACGTGGTTGACGTAATCAACAGCCACGAGGACGCATGTAAGGCGATTGAAGCGATTGCGCTGCTTGACTCCGAACTATCCGCCATGAAAGGCGCGCTGAAACGGTGGTGTGACAGCGTTGGCACGGTAACGCATAACGGGCTTGTCTGGGGCTACCACCAATCGGACGGGCTTGGTTTTCACGACCCGGCACTGTTCCTGAAAGAGGTCCCGGACGCGGTCGAGTTCATGTCGGTGAATAATACGAAGGCGAAGAGGTTGTTCAAGAAATACCCGCACCTGCTAACGAAAGAACCGAAGCAGAAGTTTAGTGCGGTCAAGCAGAAAGGAAAAGTTGATGAATAAATCCGACATGCGCCTGTTTATCGAACTGCTGAAAGAGCGGTGTGCAGCGAGGCAGCGCGAGATATTGCTGCTGAAACAACTGAACGAGCGGTTGAAAGAAGCGCAGAGTTGCAGCCTGATTAAGGAGTCTGGACAGCAACTGAATAATATGCTGCTGCACAAAGATAACGATAATTTGCGAATCGAGAATGACCGACTGAAAGCACAGATGAGTGAGATCGGAAAAGCACTTATCGCCCGCAACGACCGCCTGAACCGTGCGTTCTGGGAGGTGGCGGTTGGGTTCTATAGAAAAGAAGGTACAACGTCGAGAGCGAAATTGTGTATTTACTACGGACGCGAAATTATGGAGAACACCCGTAATGCCACGCAACAGTAGAACCGACCTGAACGATAAAATCCGGCGGTTACAGGCGTTGGTCGCGAACCAGGCCAAAGAACTGCACCGGTACGAGAACGCAGCCGTGATAGATAAAACGGCATCGCAGGACGTGATCAATGCGGACCTGACCGAGGAACTGAACATCGCCTACCAGCAGGTGAGCGATCTGAACCGACAACTGAATTTGTGGGAGCGCAAGTATGCTGCGCTGGAGAAGGAAATAGACAAAGTACGGGTTGTATATAACAGCCTTGAACAACATGCGTATGAGGAGAACGACTTATGAAGAAGAAGACGATAGATATGGTATGTCGCAAGAAACTGAATGAATGGCTGGAAACATTACCTACTGGTCTTGCCAAAAGAGTAAAGCCGGAAGTAATTCTAACAGGCGGTTCTATCGCGTCCATGCTTCTTGGCGAAGATGTGAACGATTACGACGTTTATATTGCAAGCAGGGATGTCTGTGCGGAACTGGCGCGACATTACGCAGGCGACAGGTGGCAAGTATTCACAAGCGACGACAAAACAGAGCATGTTCAAGTAGACGAAAAAAACGACTTTATCCCGTTTGAAGTTGCGAGCGATCAAGTCTACAATTACATCAAGTCTACCGGCTTCAAAAAAATTGAACAGGAGCCTGATAAAAAGTATCAGGTTGCCTATGTGACATCAAACGCAATCACGCTCACCGACCAGATTCAGATAGTGACTCGCTTCACTGGATGCGCGGAAGAAATTCATAAGAACTATGATTTCGTTCACGCCACAAATTACTTCACATTTGAGAGCGGCGTTGTTACAAATCTGCCTGCAATGGAAAGTCTCTTAGCGCGGGAACTGGTCTATATGGGTTCTCGTTATCCCTTATGCTCAATCATACGGACAAGAAAATTTATCAAGCGTCACTGGTCAATTAACGCTGCACAGTATCTGAAAATGGCGTTGCAGTTAAACGACCTTGACCTTAAAAATCCGGTCATATTGAAAGAGCAACTTATCGGCGTGGACTCGGCGTATTTTACTTGGTTCCTTGACGCATACGAAAGGGACCTGAAAGACGACTCTAAATCTATAGATACTCAATATCTGTGTGATTTAGTAGACCACATTTTTAACAAGTATATCGAAGGCATGGAAGAATAACAACCAACACAATAAGGGTATCACTATAATGCACATCACAGAACTGCACATTATGAACCTGCAAGGTATCGAGAAACACGACATCCTATTCAACGGACGAACCGGGTTCTTGACCGGACCGAACGGGTGCGGCAAATCAACCGTACTGGACGCGATCCGGCTACTGCTCATTGGTGACAAGCGCATCCGCATGAGCAAGAAATCCAAGACCCCGGCAACAACGATACTTGACCATGCCGGTCAACCGCTGGTCGCCGAGGACTTTGTCGGCAAGTGGAGCGACCGCGCCACAGTCGAAGCCATGATCGTCCATGAGGACAAATATGTGAAAGCGACCCTTACCATCAAGAAGGGCAAGTTCTCGTTCATGACCGACCCCATGCTGCCAGGTGACGATCAGCGTCAGGCCATGTACCGGTACTTCGGTCTGGAACAACATCGGCTGGCCGTGGACCCCATGTACCTGCTCACCAGCGACGACCTGCTTGACGGGCTGATGGGCGACGGTACGATCCCGAAAGAACGGTTGATAGACCTGTTCGGCGAAGAAGAATACACGATCATATCCGAAGTCGGGTTCAAACTTGATACACTTGCCGAGATCAAAAAAACGGCACAACAGGCGTATGACATGCGCACCGGGCTGAACCGGGAACTGAAATCGCTGGCACTTGGCACATGCCCGGAGAACCCGCGCAACAGCAAGGGCAAAATACTGACCGTAGACGCGATCCCTGCCGTCCATAACGCGATGAACCAGTTACGTGCAGAACAGCGCGAACTACTGACACGTATAGGCCGTGCCCAGGCGGTCGTATCGAAGGCAGACCGGATCGCGGAGTTGAAGAAACCAGTCGCTATCCCGAAAGTGCCACGCGAGCCGAAGATAACAATCACGACCGAACAGTTGAAAGCCGCACATGAGCAATATATAGTTGCAAACGGAGTGCTCTCAGAAATTCGCAAAGACACGAAAGTTTTCCAGACCGGTACATGCCCTACCTGCGGACATAAAGTTGGCAAGGACTTCACAGCGCAGATGCAATCTGAATATGAATCCGCACAGGAACGCGCAGCCGAGGCTGAGGCCAAATACGCGACCATGAACCGGGACCACGCCGCAGAGACGGACGCGCACCGTGCCTGGGATAAGCGGGTACAGGAGATCAGGCAGATTACCGAGCGGGTCGCCATGCAGAAAGAGGAACTCGCCCGGATCGAAGCCGAACCCGAACCGGAGAACGTGGAAACGTTACAGGCCGAATACGACGCACTGGAAAAACGCATCGAGGACGGTGGACGCATCCTGACCACGCTGCTGTCCATCCAGAAATGGGAAACGGATAAGAACAAACACGCCGGGCTGGTGGATAAGGTCGAGTGGTATACGCAGTTCTATAACACGCTGAACGACCCGGCACTACCATCGAAACTGGCCGGGACCGAGATTGACGATTTCGTCGCGGGCGTGAACGAGGTACTGTCCCCGTTCGGCAAACGGATCAACGTGGACGACGGGCATATCCTGTTCCACGACGACGCATGCGGCTGGCGCGATGTGCGCGAGGTCAGCGACGGTGAGTTGGTGTTGTGTTCTTGGGCGGTCGGGCAGGTGTATGCTGGTTCTGGTATCGCGCTGGTTGACCGGCTGGAAGCGTTGGACGACAGTGTGATGGATGAACTGGTCGCGCATCTACTGGAAGCGGTTGGTGGTCGGTACTACGCATTCGCATCGGACACGGCGTTGGATATGCCTGGTGAGGTGTGGATGGGTGCGGAGGTGGAGGAGGTCGAATGAAAAAAATCTGGCAATACATCTGGTTCGTACCACTTTGCGTGTCGCTGTTTATATCGCTGATTATGCTATCCATATTCCACCTGTCATTCACGAAACCAGTAGACATGCTGTATGAGGCACTCTGTAAATGACGCTCCCGATCCTACGAGACTACCAGGACGAGGCCGTAGACGGTATCCGTGCCGCGTTTGCCCGTGGAGTCAAGCATGTGCTGTTCCAGGGGCAGACCGGTATGGGTAAGACGGTCATATTCTCGTATATCGCGCAGTCGGCGAATATGAAGGGGAATAACGTGATGGTACTGGTACACCGGCGCGAACTGCTGAACCAGGCATCGCGCACGTTCACGGATTTCGACGTACCGCACGGGTTTATCGCGGCTGGACATCGCACCGGCGAGCATGAGGTCTATATCGCATCAAAGGACACGCTGAACCGACGTACCATCCCGGACATTGATCTGCTCGTGATTGACGAGGCGCACCACTCCACAGCGAAAACGTACCAGAAAATCATCGCGAAGGCGAAATACGTTCTCGGCGTAACCGCGACCCCGTGCCGGATGACCGGGACCGGGTTAGGAAGCGTGTTCGATGAACTGATTATAGGTCCGCCTACGCGGTGGTTGATGGATAATAAATATTTGTCCGATTACAAGTATTTCGCACCACCGGTACAGATGAACCTGAAACGTGTGAAAACCACGGGTGGCGACTACCAGCGCGATATGCTGGCTGCGGAGATGGATAGGTCCGTCATCACTGGTGATGCGGTCGGCCATTACGCGAAGCACTTGAACGGCGCACCGTCACTTGTGTTCTGCGTGTCTGTCGAACATGCGCACCATTGCGCGGCGATGTTCCAGGAGGCCGGGTTCCGGTCTGTGGCAGTGGACGGTACTATGGACAGTGTAACCCGTGATGCGGCGATACGTGATTTCTCGGAAGGGCGCGTGAATACGCTCATGAGTTGCGACTTAGTGAACGAAGGGCTGGACGTTCCAGGCGCGTATGGGATGCTGAGTTTGCGTCCGACTAAATCGCTGGTAATATGTATGCAACAGTGGGGACGGTGTTTGCGCCCCTATAAGGACAAGTCTCATGCGATCATACTTGACCATGTCGGCAACTGCAACATGCACGGACTACCTGACGACATCCGCGAATGGAGCCTTGAGGCTGGAGTGGTCAAGCCCAAACGAGATGACGATGTGGGAATCTCTATACGTCAGTGCCCGAAGTGTTACTGGGTTGACACGAGCAGTAAACGACAATGTGCGAACTGCGGATACGAGTTTGCGGTCAAGACCCAGGACCGCAGACCAAAAACAGTAGATGGCGAACTTATTGAACGTGTGGATTCGTTCAGCAAAGAGCAGAAGCGTGATATGATCAAGAAGGCCGCCTCATACGACGACCTGCTCGAAGTTGGCAAAAAGTTAGGATATAAGCCCGGTTGGGCGTGGTGGATGAAGGAGCAGCGCAAGAAGGCTGCATCGAAATACAGGAGTAAAGTGAAATGACACAGGACGAACGAATTAACGCGATCAGCGTAAACCCGCACATGGCGACCATAGACGATATTGCAGATTTGGCCGCGACCGTACAGGAACAGCGCGAGCGCATAGCCGAACTGGAGGCCGCTAACCAGTGGCATTCAGCGAGCGAGCCGCCACCCCTACCCGCAACAGGACTCGCTGAGGCCGTTGAAGTTCAGTATGCAAACGGACACGTAAGTACAAGTTATTATAACTATAAGTGCAGATATTGGCCGTATGCTGGAATTGTCCGTTGGCGCGACCTGCCGCCGACGCAGGGAAAGGAATCTACTGGACTAAGGGACACGGACTGGGAGAGGGACGCATAATGAGCGAAAAATACTTCTGTCTTATTTGTGGACATAGATTCGATGAGGCTGATCGAAGCGAAAATACTGGCGGTTACTATTGCCCGAAATGTGGACATGACAGGATTCTTCATGCTTCGATCAAAGATAAGCCTGACGTAATAAATGCGCTGCGAGACTGGCTTGACTCGTGGCATCCAGCGAGCGATCCGCCGGAGAATAGTAGGCATGTGTTGCTTGCACGGGAAACCGCCAGAATAGGCGCGCCATTGTCACCGACAGAATTGATCCTACTCGAAAACGCGCTCACGATTGCAGAGCAGCGTATTGCCGAACTTGAGGCGCAGATTGACACTCACACAAGAATAGTTGCGATTGACGTTGAAACTGCAAGTTTGACCGTGCAGAACGAAGCCATTCAGACACTCACAGAAATACTATACCAGCACAACGTAAATCTTGGCATGGTAAATTACGCAGAATCCAGAGTAGAAGTAACCGGAAATGCCAAAGGCGGAACGGAGCCTTGGGTGCTGACATTACAGCGGTACAACGGGAAAACGCCGCATGAGTTGAGGGTGGAAGCAGAGAAGCGCATAGCCGAACTGGAGGCCGCGCTGAAAAGACAAGAAATCGAACTGCGAGAATGCGAGGCGTTTTGGAAGGCACAGAAGACAACAAAGGAATCACGATAATGTCAACAGAAAAATCACAAGGATTAACTCCCCGCGAAATGGCTAAAAACGGAATGCCTCTGTCGCCAACAGAATTGATACGGCTGGAGAACGCGCTAACTGTTACAGAAGAGCGTATAGCCGAACTTGAGGCCGCGAAGCAGTGGATACCGTTCCGAAACCAGATAGAACGCGGAAAACAGGCACGGGCGTTGATGGATGACGGGAAACAGATTGACATAATCTTCGATGAAGCAACAGGATCATACTGCGACCTAACAGGCCACAGAATTACTGGAACGATAATGTTTCTCTTGCGCGAACTGCCGCCGATGCTGGGAAAGGAATCGCGGTGATGGCCGTTAAAGAAATCACCGAAATCACCTGCGATGTATGCGGCGCGCGTGACCTTTGGGACTGGTTTGTGTTCAGGCTGTTTCTACTCAACTATATGGACGGAAACGACAGTTATGTCATAGATATGAACACGGACTGTCTGCCATTCAACGTAACCGGGTTCGAGGAACTGTGTATGTTGAACTGGACTAACTGGCTGGAAGGGATAATACGGAATGCTTGAAAAAAACATACAGGATGCGGTCTGGAAAGAATCGTGTAGGCACGGGTTCACGCTCTTCCGCAACAACGTCGGGCTGTTCGCGCCCGCATTCACCATAGACGCGATCCGTGCTGCAATACTGCGTGGCGACATCCCGGATGCGCTGAACATGTGCAAGACTGCACGGAAGATCAGGTGTGGTCTGACCCCTGGCAGTGGCGACCTGATCGGCTGGAAGACTGTGGACGGCATTGCGCAGTTCGTATCCATCGAGGTTAAGACAGATTCGGGTGTGCTACGACCTGACCAATCCAACTGGGATGAGCAGGTGCGCAAGGCTGGCGGCATATCCATCATCGCACGGAGTACGGCGGACCTGTATGTATGACCATTGACTACCAGTACCGCTACATATTCGATACGGTTCCGTTCCTGACCGCGACCGTGGACCCGTACTTCGTGACGCTGCAATGGCAACCGCAATGGATGACGTTTGTCGCTATCGTTACACCGTTCGACGGATCACAGTCTATCGGGTTCCATGACATCAACCTGAAACGGCTTAAACGGGCAGTAGTGAGGTTTCTCTTTCAACCGGAGATAATATCTCAGGCGCAGTTTGAAAGGATGCTGGATGCAAAGCGAAGTATATAATGCGGATGCGGAACGCGCCGTGCTGGGCTGTATGCTGATGAAACCCGCGCTGATCAAACGCACACACACGCTGCTACGCTGTCCTAACGATATGCCGTTCCACATACCAGCGCACCAAAAAATCTACGACGCACTGTTGTTCCTGGATGAATCGAATATCAAACCTGACCGGGTAACGCTGCTTGAGTACCTTGACATTGATAGTCCTGATACTGTCATGTCGGAGATTATATCGGCTGTACCGACCACAGCGAACTTCGAGAACTACTGCCAAATAGTGTCCAATCATGAGATGCAGCGGCGGTTGATTAACGAAACCAAATCACTCACACGCGCACTGGAAGCGGGTGCAGAGCACATCACTGACGTGAAGCAGCGGCTTGCGCAACTGACCGAATCTACCAAATCAACTGTCGCGTTCGAGACTGACGAGATCGGCGAGTACTGGAATTGCGCACCGATCACTTGGACATTTCAAGAACTACTACCACGAAACATCACTGCCGTTATCAGTTCACCTGGCGGTCTAGGTAAATCGCTCATTGGTCTGGGGCTTGCGCTATCGGTCACTACCGGGGTAACGCTCTACCCGTCGTTCAGGCCAGTGGATGCGCCTGCGCATGTGCTCTACCTGTCTGGTGAGGACCCCATCGAGATTATGCGGTTACGCCTGAACGCATACGAGCGGCGTTACTTCCCGTCCGGCGATTACCGTGCCGACATACAGAAGCGGTTCCACCTCAAAACTGAGGGCACTGGCGCACTCATCGAACAGATACGTGCCGGGCACATCGCGCCATCTGCCTATTACAATCACTTGTACGCCTACTGCGAGGAAATCAAACCGCGACTCATCGTGGTTGATACACTGCGCCGGGCCCTGGGTGCAGCCAATGAGAACGATAACGCGGTCGTGGGTTACACGATGGAACTCATAACCAAACTTGCTCGTGTCAGTAACGGGACAGCACTCGTTCTCTCACACGTCAGCAAGATGGGCGGACAGTCTAAGCAAACATCCGCTGATGATGCGCGTGGTGCGTCGGCGTTGAAGGATGAAGCACGTACACATTTCGTTGCGCGTCGCCCTGAAACAGGCCAGGGCGTGAAGATGACGCTGGTCAAAGCGAACTACTCGGCCTACAACCTGATTGGACGCTCATGGTTCTTTGGGTTTGACGGCGCATGTCTGATTGAGACCGGAACTCAGGATGCCGAATATGCTGAACCTAAACTACTACTCCCGGACATTGCCGCCTATATCAAGGAGAATGATGAGTCCACCTTCTACGGGCTAACGAAACGACCGGGCGTTGAACTGCTGATCCGGCGACTTATTACACGCGGGCATGACTGGGTAACACCGCTGCACATCCAGGAAGCGATCCAGATCGGCATACAGGCGGGGCTGTTCCTGAAGCAGTGGTCATCACGTGGCGGACATCGCCGGGAGATAGTAACTGTCATTGGTGGTGTGCCTGTGCCCGTATCGCAGCATAAACCAACCTACACGCCGTCACTACCAGGTGTTGAGGATACACAATACGATGATGAGGACGAACCGTTTGAACCGGAAGAGGATTTGATAAACGCATGAAATTTACACGAACATGGGCTATGGCGAGCGGTGATACATTCACTATTAAACCGATCAGAGAGTTTGTATTGTCCCATCTTACTGGCGTTTCTGTTGACCCGTTTGCACGAAATAATGAACTTGGGTTTACCTATTCAAATGACCTGAATCCCAACACAAAAGCAGCGTATCACATGGACTGTGTAGACTTCTTGGAAATGCTTGTTAGCCAAAAAATTAAAGTGGATACCATCATCTTTGACCCGCCATATTCCCCGCGCCAGATCAGCGAACTTTATAAAGAAATTGGTGTTCCGTGTACGATGAAATCAACACAAGATTCTGTCATGAGAAAGCAATGCAGAAATCTGTTTAACGAACTTGCGCACCCAGGAACCGTTGCTTTGTCGTTTGGTTGGAATAGCACAGGGATGGGGCGTATGTGGACTATGAAAGAAATACTTCTTTGTTGTCATGGTGGGGCTAAAAATGACACTATCTGTGTTGCGCAACATCTGGAGACTTTACTATGACCAAATTCCGCAACTTCTACTACACTATCACTGAACGCAAAAATCAGCCACAACCTAACAGAGGACTGGCAGACGACGTGCTGCTACACATCTTCGCACAACCGGACGCGCAACACCTGTACAGCAACAGTTACCCGGACATACCCGCTGCCATCGTTGCCGCTGAACAGTGGATCGCAACTGTGCATAACACTGTGCTGGATTATTACCGGGGTTATCCGATATAAACACCCATTTTACGCTTACGCCCTGCCATTTTCCCGCACCTAATTCCGGCGCAAACACAAATACGCCCGGAAGCGGCTATTCTTCCGGGCGTATGCTCTCTGCTCAAAATACTTTAATCGCGCATGATAATCAACTCCTTTCAGGTTTTTCTTTCACGTTTGACGCGGTATTATACAATTTTTCCCGCGCCTAATTCAGATACTCATCACCTTGACCGGCCAGCCCTCCACCTCCTTCATCGGTGTGTTATACCCATATTCCGTTTCCCACTCCAAAATATCATCCAGGGCAGGCGGTTCAACCGGTTCGCCGGTCTCGTCATTCACCCACCCATTTTGAGGACATGCGCCGCCCCTTGCGAATAGCCAGTATTCGATAGGCTCAAAACTACGGCTTATTATCAGGCGGTTCATACGCTCCCCTTTCCTAAGCCGCGTTCACAATATAATTTTGCATCGGCCAGGCAGTGCATACCGTCAGACAGATTCCCTTTATAGTAGATTGAATAATCGTGTGCCCCTTTCTTGATTATTTCATAATCACCGGAAACCCATTTTTTTATTTTACATTCCCATTTCATATCAGAAACCCCTCCGGCACGCTTCCGCTACCTGCTCACGCTCCCTAAGTGTGCCCGCGCCCCATTCGGTCAAGCGGAACAGTCCATCACGCATACACAGCCGCCAGCGGCTGCCCTCCGGGTCTACCACGCCGCCACGACGCTTGCAGCGATACCAGCCGGGGTGTTCTGCAAACACATCATCCACTAACAGCACTAGCGGTTTGTCTGGCGTGAGTGTGGCTTTCATGTTCAAGTGTTCTGCTATCACTGTGTTCATGCTATTGCCCTCTCTGCGATTTCGATTAAGTTTAATTCGGCACGGTCGGCATCGGCGGCGGCATAGGCGGCGGCGGCGGCACAGGCGGCACGGTCGGCATCGGCGGCGGCATAGGCGGCGGCGGCGGCACAGGCGGCACGGGCGGCGGCGGCGGAGGCATCGGCGGCATTGGCGGCGGCGGAGGCGGCGGCGGCGGCGGCGGAGGC